TTTTCGTTTCTTTGTTCCGTTTTTCTGCTTCACCATCTTGTATGTAGTTTTGGAAAACTTGGATAACTTCTTACCCACATACATACGACTGCTGGCTGTGTTCGTAATTAAATAAACAAAGCCAACGCAGTCTTCAGGTAGTTCTTCAATAAGTTCGTTATTATAAAGCCACATTAGAATAATCAGTAGTGTAAACTACTATTTATTCTTCCTCTTCGTAATCGTCTTCTTCGTAAATGTCAGCAGAGCACACAGGACAGTAAACGATATCTTCCAATCGTTCTTCTGACTTGAGGATAATCTTACCTCTCGCCTGACATTCATTACACTCAAAAATCTTAGTGGTCATGCAGCTTTCCCCCAGACATCACCCCATGTGCCAGATAGAGCACCCTTAGCATAATCAGTCACACGATTCTCAAAGAAGTTTCCGTGAACAGGTGCATTAATCATTTCTTCAACCCATGGTAGTGGATTCTTTTTAACTTTAAAGATACCTTTCATGCCAAGTGAGATTAGGCGACGATCTGCAATGTAACGAATATATTGTTTAACATCCGATGCAGACAGTTCACGCATATCACCAGCATGGTAGCAGAGATCAATAAACTTATCTTCTAACTCTACCATTCTCTCAGCGATTGTATATATCTTGCTCTTTAGTTCATCATTCCAGATCTCAGGATTCTCTTTGATATACTCACGGAACAACTTAATCATCGACTCAGCGTGGATTGTTTCATCGGCAATAGACCAAGTAACAATTTGACCCATACCTTTCATAAGACCATGACGAGGAAAATTAAGAAGCATAATAAAAGAACTGAATAACTGCATACCCTCAGTAAAAGCAGAGAATACAGCGATATGCTCAGCAGTGCTAGCAATTGTCCCATTTCTACTAGAAATGTCGAGAACATAATCATGTTTATCTTTCATCTCCTGATATTCTAGAAACTGATTGTATGTGGTCTCAGGCAACCCCAATGTTTCAATCAAGTGTGAATACGCAGCAATGTGTAATGCTTCTCTTGCTGCAAAACCCATCAACATCATTCTTATTTCAGGCTGAGGGAAATAAGGTAAATAATTATTAACATAGCCACCAGCAACATCAATGTCTCCTTGAGTGAAGAATCGGAAGATGTTTGTGAGGAATTGTTTTTCTTCATTTGTTAGTTTCTTTTTCCAATCTTTAACATCTTCTGCCATTGGAACTTCTGAATGTAACCAATGTGCTTGTTCATGTTTCAACCAAGCATCATATGCCCATGGATAGTTGAATGGCTTGAAGTATGTTCTTTGATCTGTTAGTCTTGATTTTGTTTTAGTTATCATTTTATCCTTCGCAAGCCATGCATGCGCCATCCTCGGTAGTTAATGCGGTTAAGTCGATTTCTTTAATAATGTCTCGTTCAATTCGCTTTGACACCTTGTCTGCTTTGGCGATCTTATCACTACGGCAGTAGTACATAGTCTTCAATCCAGACTTCCATGCTTGAAAATGCACGGCATGAATATACTTGATGTGACTATCTGGTCTAAAGAATACATTTAACGATTGTGCTTGATCGATATGTTGTTGCCTGTCGGAAGCGTGTTGAATGACCCAACGCTGGTCGATTTCCATAGAAGTCTTGAAAACATCTTTCTCCCATTCTCCCAGCCAATCCAAGTGCTGAACACTACCATCATTCGCAATAATCGAACTCCATATTTCTTGGACATCTGCCTTGGGATTTGAAATAACATAATCAGTAACGACCTTATCAAGATACTTATTTTTATTTAAGTGAGAACCCGATAAAGTGTCTTGACGATAAGCGTTAGCCCTATAAGGTTCAATACTAGGAGAGGTATTGCCCATAAGAATGGAAGAACTAGCATTGGGAGCAATTGCCATGAGATGGCTGAACCGATTGCCAGTGCCTTGAGCATCAGGAGCCTCACCTCTCTCCATTCCAAGTTCTTTGTTAGCGACATCTAGTTTCTCTCTTATATTTTTAAAGATACTTTTGTTTTTACCAACTGCCAGTGATGATTCCCACGGAAGATTATTCTTCTGTAGATATGCATGCCAACCTAACGCACCAACACCGATACTTCTTTCACGAGTTGCTGAGTACTTTGCACGCTTAATTGTGGAAGGAGCATGATCAATAAAATACTGAAGAACATTGTCAAGCATTTCCGCAACATCACGAAGGAACTGTGGTTCGTCTTTCCAGTCATCATAATACTCCAAATTCAAAGATGATAAACAACATACTGCTGTTCGTTTCTCATTTGTTGGCAGAATAATCTCTGAGCATAGATTTGATTGGTGAATCTCTAAACCAAGATCCTTTAACCATTGTGGCATTTTACGATTTGATTCATCAATAAAATGTAGGTATGGTTCACCTGTCATCATACGCATCTCGAGGATTCGTTGCCATAATTCTTTGGCTGATACAGTCTCACGAATTTCATTGGAAGCAGGATCGACTAATTTCCAAGAGTCATCAAACTCTGGATCAATCATACACTGTTCAATGATTTCCATGAACGCATCTGGAATGTTAATTCCGTGATGCATGTTCAGAGTGCGCATATTTTGGTCGCCTGTCGGCTTGCGCATCTCTAAGAAATTAATAATATCTGGATGGCTGATATCGAGATAAGCAGCATAACTGCCACGACGAGTGCGACCTTGCCGATATGCCAGACTTGACGCATCGTACATTTTGAGGTGAGGCATAACACCAGTAGATTTGTCATCTGCCGAACGAATACCAAAACCAATCCCAACACCGCCACCAAGCATAGAAAGCCAATTAGTTTCACTAAGATTATCAACTAAACCCTCCGCAGTATCTTCAATATAGTTAAGGAAACATGATATAGGAAGACCACGCTTACTACGACCAAAAGATAAAATGGGAGTAGAATAAGAGAGCCAATGCTTACTGCTGTACTCATATAACCTTTGCGCATGTTCTGGATTACTCCCAAATTTATTTGAAACAAAAGCAAATCTTTCTTGAGGACTTACCTCATCATCTTTCATATAAGATTCTTTTAATCGAATCATTCCTAACTCATCAAACAGATTATCACGAGTGTAATCTACCGTTATGCCATGCACAAGTTCCATATATAGCCCCAAAATTTATTATAGTTTTACTAATTCGTTCGCCAGAGGAAATACCTCAGCAATTACCTTTGCGCATTGTCGTGCGACTTCTTGGTGTTCCTTCTGTGTGCCATTTGCCGATCGTAATTCAATGAAGTGGATCCACGATCGTATAGTACCATTCATGTATAAACGAGAAACAGTCAGTCCTTCTGGCAGTACTGCTCTTGCTTGTTCTTTGGCAATCCCATTTTCGATTGCCCATGCATATGCTTCTTCGGCTTCTCTAATCACTCGCTTCTGTCTTTCTTCCCACCATGTTGCCAATGCTAGATTTGTATTCTCAACGCTATTTTGACGATTCTTCGTATCTTGAAGTCGGGCTTCTCTAAGAACGAAAGATAAGTCTTTTGTTGGATCAGCATATCGCTGGCTAAATTCTTGGAACGAAAAAGAACGATGTCGCAAGATTTGTCTTGCTATGTCACGAGTAGTTTCAATTTCTAAACAAGCACTGACCATTTCTAGTGGTGACCAATGCTGATGTTTAATTAAATATTTAATTAACTTCTCTGATGTATCTGTGTTGAACTGGTTACTGGGATTACTAACTCTTGCGCAAAAGGCAACCAACTCCTGCACATCTACTAAACCTTCTTCAAACATTTCATCTGAAGGTTTACTATAACTTACCATTCTGACATTCATAGTTTTTTCCATGTACTAAATTTCAATTTTGCTTCCATACCAGAGTAGGTGTTTGTATTTATGACTTCTGTAATCTCATCGGCAGTCATTCCGCCATGTAAAATCATTTCATTCACATCTTTCTGTTCTATGTGTTCTGGGAACATACAGACAGAATAACCTAGATTGATATACTTCTCTAACTGTTTGACAATGTCTTTATTTCGTGGTTCATTGTCCATTACAATCGTTGCATTAGCAAGAATACTCCTAATAGTAGGGGTATCAAAACTTGCTCCTGAAACAGCCACTGCATTCGGTAAAAATAGCGAGTCAATTGGTCCTTCAACAACAATAATTCGTTTAGCATAATCAATCCTTTCAAGTCCATAAATTTTTTCCTGAGTCTCATCCACCTTGATGGTATAATACTTAGGCTCTTCATTTCCATACGCTCTAGCCTGATAAGCAAAACACTTACCAGCATTAGTAAAGAATGGAATAATCATCCTTGGGTGTTCGTCTTGTATTGGCTCTTGGAATTTAGCGATCACTGAGTTAGTGTATGCTTTAAACTTTGGAGCAAAGTACAGGAGACTCCATTTGTCCTTCGGAATCTTTCTTTTAACTACATACTGAACAGCAGGATGTGTCAGTGGTAGTTTATCTAGTCTTGAGAGAGATGAGAGAATATCATCTTCAAGTAGATCTTCTGGTATTGTCTCAATAACTACTTGCGTTTCAGAGATATCTTTGTGGTCATTGTATCGTGTTGCACCAGACTTATATCGTTCAAGCACATACTCATCATACAACTTCGTATCAACATACTTAATTAGATTACCAATGTTAGTACCGTAACCACAGTTGTGACACTTTACAAATAGATCTGCCTTTGCACGATAGATGTAACCTCGTGCCTTCAATTTATTAGATGTGCTATCCCCACAGACTGGACATGAATAGTTCCAGAGATAGTCTTTCTTTTGTTTGAAGTTTCGCAAGCGACCACCCAGAATTTGGGCATACTTTGCATCAATGTATAACATTACAAATCTCCACTAGTAGAGTATAATTATACCCCACTTACCATTACAAAGCAAGTTTTATTTTAGATATTTTACAATCTCGGACAAGTTGCCCAGAATAAAACCTATTACACCAGAACCACCGATTACATACCATTTCCACTGCTCGAGAGCGGATACTCGGTGATTCATCTTTTCCAAATCTTGCACAACATCTCTCTTAATTTCAGCATGTTGATCTTGCGAGATTTGAGCATTTGCTTGCATCTTATGCTCGATGCGTGTTTGCATATCGTCGATCTTATCCACGATTTCTCTATTAGAAGTTGTGATACGAGAGTGAATCTCTTTTATGTCAGATTTCAATTCTTTAACATCTTCTTTGATGCCGTCTACTTGTGCTTCCAATTTGGCGAGTCTCTCTGGGGATTCCATTTATTTTACGCTCTCAAAAATGTTTTTCTGC